TATCCAAAAGAAACACGTCTTAAATGGGTAAAGGATTTGTATGATGCAACTTCTCAGTTCGATATATCGCTGCCTACCCCTATCATGGCGGGTCTACGTAGCCCTCAAAAGCAGTTCAGTTCGTGTGTTCTTATTGAAACTGACGACTCGCTCGACTCTATCAATGCCACAGCTTCCGCGATCGTTAAGTACGTTTCTCAGAAAGCTGGTATTGGAATTGGTGCTGGACGGATTCGCGCTCTTGGTTCTCCTATTCGCGCTGGTGATACTACGCATACTGGTGTTATTCCCTTTTACAAACACTTCCAAAGTGCGGTTAAATCTTGCTCACAAGGCGGTGTCAGAGGCGGCGCAGCAACTTTATATTATCCTATCTGGCATTTGGAAGTAGAAGATCTTCTTGTACTGAAGAATAACAAGGGGACTGAAGACAATCGTATTCGTCATTTAGATTATGGCGTTCAATTCAATAAGGTGATGTATGAAAGACTTTTATCTGGAGCTAACATTACGCTGTTTTCTCCTCATGATGTTCCTGATCTGTATGATGCTTTCTTCATTGATTCAGACAAGTTCAGAGAGCTTTATGAAAAGTATGAGCGTTCAACAAAGCTCAGAAAGAAAGTAATTCCTGCCATCGATTTGTTTTCAGCGTTTATGGAAGAGCGTAAGAACACTGGTCGTATCTATTTGCAGAATGTTGATCACGCGAATGATCATGGTTCATTCATTAAAGAACTTGCACCAATTCGCCAGTCAAACCTCTGTTCAGAAATTGACTTGCCTACAAAACCATTGAAAGATATTAACGATGAGAATGGAGAGATTTCACTGTGCACACTAGCTGCTATCAACTGGGGCAAAATTCGTGATCCTGCAGATTTTGAACGTCCTTGCACTCTTGCTGTTCGTGCTCTTGATGAGTTACTCGACTATCAGGACTATCCCGTTTTGGCAGCTAGAAATTCCACAATGGCTCGTCGTCCTCTTGGCGTTGGTATTATTAACCTTGCATACTGGCTTGCTCGCAACGACCTTAGCTACCAACATATCGATGCTGATGGGTTGAATAAACTTCATGCGTTTGCTGAAGGTTGGTCTTATTATTTGATTAAGGCATCTATTGATCTTGCGAAAGAAAAGGGTGCGTGTCCGAAAAGTGGAGAAACAAAGTATGGACAGGGTGTTTTCCCGATTGACACATATAAGAGAGATGTTGATGAATTGGCCACGCCTCAGTACCGTTTTTCGTGGGGAGAATTGGCTGCAGATGCGAGAGCCTACGGTATCAGAAACAGTACGCTCATGGCGCTTATGCCATCGGAGACATCAGCTCAGATTAGCAATGCGACGAATGGAATTGAGCCTCCGAGATCGCTCGTATCTGTTAAGCAATCAAAAGATGGAGTGCTTAAACAAGTCGTTCCAGAAGTACGAAAACTTAAGAACAAGTATGACTTACTTTGGGATCAAAAAACACCAGAAGGCTATCTTAAAATCGTTGCTGTCCTTCAAAAGTTCATTGACCAAGGCATCTCGGTCAACACTTCTTACAACCCAAAGTTCTATGAAGAAGAACAAATCCCTATGTCGGAAATGTTAAAGCACTTGCTGATGTTTTATAAGTACGGTGGCAAGCAGCTATATTATTTCAATACCAATGATGGTGCTGGTGAGATTGAATTACCTGCACTTGCTACTGGTGAAGAAGATCAGGAAGATTGTGAGGCATGTAAGATATGAGCGTATTTGATTCAACAAATCGTAAAGACCCAACAAAGGTAAAGGCATTCTTTGATGATCCTGTTACCATTGCACGCTATGACAAGCAGAAGTATCCTTGGATCGAGAAGCTGACAAATCAACAGCTCGGTTTCTTTTGGAGACCCGAGGAAGTGGATATTTTTAAAGATGCAAAAGACTTCAAGGAACTGACGCAACATGAGCAACACATCTTCACGAGCAACCTCAAGCGACAGATCCTACTTGATTCAGTCCAAGGAAGAGCACCAACCACAGCTTTCGGTCCAATTGTCTCCCTCCCTGAGCTCGAAACTTGGATCACTACATGGACTTTCAGTGAAACAATCCACAGTAGATCTTATACACACATTATCAGAAACATATACCCAAATCCCTCTCTTGTCTTTGATCAAATCACCGACATCCAAGAAATCGTTGATTGCGCTAAGGACATCAGCAAGTACTATGATGATCTTATACAATGGAATCAAATAAACGAAGTTGGATTAAAGAACACTGTTGATTATAAACATAAGAAAGCACTCTGGCTTGCTCTTATGTCTGTTAATATTCTTGAAGGCGTTCGTTTCTATGTTTCATTCGCATGTTCATGGGCGTTTGCTGAAGTGAAGAAGATGGAAGGCAATGCAAAGATCATTAAGTTGATTGCGCGTGATGAGAACTTACATCTTGCTGGTACACAACAGCTGCTCAAAGCTCTTATCAAAGAAGATGAGGACTTCGCAAAGATTGCTGAGGAAACAAAAGAAGAATGCGTGAAGTTATTTGTTGATGCAGTCAATCAAGAAAAAGCATGGGCTAGTTATCTGTTTAAAGATGGCTCAATGGTTGGTTTAAATGAAACTTTATTGAGTGACTATATAGAATGGATTGCTAATAAGAGGATGACAGCTGTAGGGTTGTCATCACCTTATAAGGGAGGTAGCAATCCACTTCCATGGACTCAGAAATGGATTAGTGGAAGTGAAGTTCAAGTTGCGCCACAAGAAACTGAAATTACTTCATATGTTATCGGCGGCGTGAAGAAAGATGTAACAACTGATACGTTCAAAGGATTTTCGTTATGAGTGATGACTACAAGCAGGGTTATCGTGATGGGTTTAAGGATGGCATGGAAGCTGCAAAGCAAATAAGTGCACCATATATACTACCGACAACATCACCTTTTCCTCCTTCAATGATTACAACTTGTAATACTTGTGGAATTGAAATGAAGGGTGCATGGGGATATGTTTGTAATCACCCAAAATGTCCAACAAAAGTAACCTGCTAATTACTCATTACCCCCAGTAAAAAGATGTCCAGTTTGCGGAATTGATTACACAACTCCTATGAGTTATCTATGTTATAATCAAAATTGTCCAACATCGAAGGTAGTTTAATAAAATAGGATAAGAAAAAATGAATCAAATTACTTGCGTCAGTTGTGATGCTGAGTATCAAATTTTACATGAAATTGATAATGATCCAATATATTGCCCTTTCTGCGGCGAATTGAACTTGCCAGAAGAAACTGACGAAGAATATGAATACGACGACGAATGAGCTATCTTAATCCTTGGTTGTATGAAGGTAAGATAGTTGACTCTGAGATACTTGATGATTATGTGGGATTTGTTTATTTAATTACTAGCCTCGTCGATAACAAAAAATACATTGGTAAAAAGCTATTAAAAAGATCCAAAACCAGACAGGTTAAGGGAAAGAAGAAACGTAGCTTGGTCGAATCCGATTGGAAAGATTACTACGGATCGAACAAAGAATTACAAGCTGACGTAGCCAAACATGGATCTTTAAACTTCAATAGAGAGATACTTCGACTTTGCAAGTCGAAAGGCGAATGCAATTATTGGGAAGCCAAATACCAATTTTCACTTGACGTTTTGGAAAAAGAAGAGTATTATAATACTTGGATCATGGTGAAAGTGCATCGAAAACATATACCAAAATGAAATCTATATCTATATTATGTGTGTCTTTTGTTTTATCAGGATGTGCGCAAGATCTCGAAGCTGCTTCTGTAAAGCATAAATACAATGGAGTCGCCAGCTGGTACTCCAAAGGTAGACGAACTGCAGATGGCAATCGTTTCAACCCAGATGGACTCTCCGTAGCCCATCGAACATTACCATTCGGAACAATGCTGCGCTTGACTAACCCCGAAAATGGTAATACAATTAACGCTGTTGTCAATGATCGTGGACCATTTGTCCGTGGAAAAGAGATAGATGTCTCTCGAGGTGGAGCGAAAGCCCTCGGATTTTTCCATTCTGGAACAGCCAAATTACTAATAGAGGTATTAGAAAAACGAAAAGACTAAATACCTTTACGTTTATAAGAGGAAAAGATATGAATAA